TCATTAGATAAAGGCGGTGAAAATTTTAGAAAACTTTATGACGATTCAGACGCCACAAAAAGAAATGCAAATGGACAAACTCGTTAGGGATTATATTCTTTGTTCATACCTATGGAATGGAACTACGAAGGATACATTGATTCTTATGGCTTACCTGTCTTCGACACGCCTAAAAAGCCAGCGGAAGGACCCGGCGGTGAAAAAATAAAACTAGGCGTAATTGAATACTGGAACAACGAGGTTGAGGGTTTAAAAGATGACCAAGATGGTTTAAATGAATTTTACAGACAGTTCCCGCGTACGGAAAAGCACGCTTTTAGAGATGAAGCTAAGCAATCTTTATTTAATCTAACTAAAATATATGAACAAATAGATTACAATGAAGATTTAAGAAATTCAAATGTGGTAACACAGGGTAATTTTTATTGGGAAAATGGCATTAAAGATTCTAAAGTAAAATTTGCACCGTCTAAAGAGGGAAGATTTTTTATATCTTGGATTCCTAATCTTTTACAGCAAAATAATATCATAATAAAAAACGGTATTAAATACCCCGGCAACGAACATATGGGTGCTTTTGGATGTGACAGTTATGATATATCGGGAACAACTGACGGTAAAGGTTCTAAGGGTGCGCTGCATGGGTTAACAAAATTTAGCATGGAAGACGCTCCTGCTAATACATTTTTTTTAGAATATATAGCTAGGCCTCAAACAGCCGATATATTTTTTGAAGACGTTTTAATGGCTTGTATCTTTTATGGAATGCCTATATTAGCTGAGAATAATAAGCCTAGACTTTTATATCATTTTAAAAGAAGGGGTTACAGAGGCTTTAGTATGAATAGACCGGATAAGCTTTTAAATAAATTATCAGTAACAGAACGCGAAATAGGCGGTATGCCCAATTCAAGCGAAGATATAAAACAAGCGCACGCTGCAGCAATAGAAGCTTATATAGAAGATCACGTGGGGCTTAAAGACGAGGGTTACGGAAATATGTATTTTCAAAAAACCTTGGAAGACTGGGCAAAGTTTAATATTAATAATCGTACTAAGCACGATGCGACTATAAGTTCAGGATTAGCCATAATGGCGTGTAATAAAAACAAATATAGACCAGTTCCAAAACGAACACTAAAATCAATGGATCTAGGAATTAAGAAATATAACAATAACGGGTATAGCTCAAAAATAATATAAATGATTACAACTAGTTATAACAGTTCATTTCCAAATCAGGTGGTACCTGATGAAGAAAAGCAATCATTAGAATATGGTGTAAAAGTCGGCAGGGCTATTGAATACGAATGGTTTAAAAGCAATAGAGCCGGCGGTGATCGCTTTGTAACCAATTATCAAAACTACCATAGACTTAAGCTTTATGCCAGAGGCGAGCAATCAATACAAAAGTATAAGGATGAGTTAGCAATAAATGGTGATTTATCTTATTTAAATTTAGACTGGAAACCAGTACCAATATTATCAAAATTTGTTGATATTGTAGTAAATGGTATGTCGCAAAGATCTTATGAAATAAAAGCATTTGCGCAAGACCCGGAGTCTTTAAAGAAAAGAACTAATTACGCAGAAAGAATAATGCGTGATATGGTGGCTAAGGAGTTTTTAGAAAAAATGGAAAGCACGTTGGGGGTTAACATGTACTCTACCGACAAAGAAAAGCTGCCAAAAGATTTAAATGAGTTGTCTTTAAAAATGCAATTAGAATTTAAAGAAGCCGTTGAAGTTGCTGAAGAACAAGCTATAGATACTGTTTTAGATTCTAATAAATATGATGAAATTAGAAAAAGAGTAATATATGATTTAGTTACTTTAGGAATTGGCGCTACTAAAACTTGTTTTAATAACTCTAATGGTATTACTGTTGATTATGTAGACCCTGCTAGTTTAGTTTATTCTTATACAGAAGATCCAAACTTTGAAGATATATATTATGCAGGCGAAGTAAAAACTATATCAATAGCAGAGTTAAAAAAACAATTTCCTCATTTAACACCAGAACAACTAGAGGAAATAAATAAATACGGTACCTCAACTAATTATTTAAGAGGATACAATGGTAATGACGGTAATGATGATCAAGTAAATGTTTTGTATTTTGAATATAAAACATATTCCGATCAAGTGTTTAAAATAAAGAAAACAGATCAAGGATTAGAAAAAGCTTTAGAAAAGCCAGATACTTTTAATCCACCTAAAAATGATAACTTTGAAAGAGTCTCAAGATCTATTGAGGTTTTATATTCTGGAGCAAAAATTTTAGGGCAGGAGTTTATGCTAAGATGGGAATTAGCAGAAAATATGACCCGTCCTTTCGCGGATACTACAAAAGTAAAAATGAATTATTCTATTTGCGCACCAAGAATGTACAAGGGTAGAATAGATTCTTTAGTGAATAGAATTACTGGTTTTGCTGATATGATACAGCTGACGCATTTAAAAATGCAACAAGTATTATCAAGAATGGTACCAGATGGTGTTTATTTAGATATGGACGGCTTAGCCGAAGTCGATCTTGGCAATGGAACAAACTACAATCCAGCAGAAGCGCTAAATATGTATTTCCAAACAGGATCTATTGTAGGTAGAAGTTTAACGCAGGATGGAGATTTAAATAGAGGTAAAGTTCCAATTCAGGAATTACAAACATCGAATGGACAAGCTAAGTTAAGCGCTTTAATAAATACATATCAGTATTATTTGCAAATGATACGCGATGTGACTGGATTAAACGAAGCTAGAGATGGGGCCATGCCTGATAAAAATGCTTTAGTTGGATTACAGAAAATAGCAGCGGCAAATTCAAATACCGCTACTAGACATATATTACAAGCGCAGGCGTTTATAACATTATCAACATGTGAAAATATTGCCTTAAGAATTTCAGATGCCCTAGCGTTCCCATTAACAGCGCAATCTCTTAAGCAGTCTATAAGTAATTACAATGTAGGTACTCTGGAAGAGTTAACTGAGCTGCAAATGCATGACTTTGGTATATTCTTAGAACTTGAGCCAGACGAAGAGCAAAGGGCTCAGCTTGAAGGCAATATACAAACTGCATTATCCGCTGGGTCTATAGGCTTAGAAGACGCTATAGATATAAGAAATATAAAAAATATAAAAACTGCGAACGAGCTTTTAAAAGTAAAACAACGTCAAAAAGCAGAAAGAGATCAGCAGGCTCAACAACAAAATATTGCAGCGCAAGCACAAGCAAACGCTCAGCTAGCACAACAAACAGCATTAGCGGAAACACAAAAACAACAAGTTTTAACAGAACAAAAAATACAGTTAGAACAAGCTAAAATGCAGTTTGACGTTCAAAAGTTACAGCAGGAAGCTAATATTAAAAAGCAGCTTATGACTGAAGAGTTTAATTACAACATGCAATTAGCTCAAGCCACGTCTATGGCCCAAATTAATAAAGAAAACAATAAAGAAGATCGTAAAGACGATAGAGCTAAAATAGTTGCTTCGCAACAAAGTGAGCTTATTAGTCAGCGACAAAATAACACACCTCCAAAAAACTTTGAATCTTCTGGGTTTGATGTTTTAGGTGGTTTTGGATTAGAACAGTTTGAGCCTAAATAAATCAAACGCTTAATTATTTAATTATATTATATTATGTCAACACAAGTAAAACAAGAAGGCGATTTTAAAATTAAAAAGCCTAAGAAATTTTCTAATAAAGAAAATGAACCTATAAAGGTAGATTTAAGTAAACCAGCTGAAGCTGAAGATGTTACAAAAGTAGTAATAAAAGAAGAAGACAATGCCGTTCAAGAGCAAAGCACAGATGACAGCAATGCTGTTGTCAAACAACCCAAAGACGAAAGCAACAGCCAAGAAGTGGTTGAAGAAGTACGGGACACCGAAGAACAAGCGGTAGAACCGATAATACAAGAAATTACAGACGAAGAAGTTCCAGAAGAAACAGTAGTTAATGAGTTATCTTCTGAAGTTGAACAAGCTGTAGAACAAAAAGAAGAAACAGGTGTAGAGTTACCGGAAAATATTCAAAAAGTTGTAGACTTTATGAATGATACAGGAGGAACTTTACAAGACTACGTTAGGTTAAACGCAGATTATAAAAACATCAATGATGTTGCTCTATTAAAAGAGTATTATGCTAAAACAAAACCTTACTTAGATCAGGAAGATGTTAGTCTTTTATTAGAGGATTTTTCTTATGATGAAGAACTCGACGATGAAAGAGATGTGCGCAAGAAAAAAATTGCGTATAAAGAAGAGATTGGAAAAGCCAGAAACTATTTGGAAGGGCTTAAGAGTAAATATTACGACGAGATCAAGTTGAGACCGGGCGTTACTCAAGAGCAGAAGAAAGCTATGGACTTTTTTAATAGGTATAAAGAAGATGAGCAAGTGCAAGCTAAAACAAGAGAGGATTTTTTAAGTGAAAATAATAAATTCTTTTCAAACGATTTCAAAGGTTTTGATTTCAATTTAGGTGAAAAGAAATTTAGATACGCTGTAAAAGATGCCAATACTGTTAAAGAAAATCAGTCTGACCTAAAAAGTGTTATTGGAAAGTTTCTAAATAACAAGGGTACAGTTAAAAATTATGCTGACTATCACAAGGCTTTGTACGCTGCTAGAAACGCAGACACCATTGCCCAACATTTTTACGAACAAGGCAAAGCTGATGCTGTAAAAGAAATTACAGCAAAGTCTAACAATATTAAAGACGACGTTAGACAAGCAACGCCCGGGAGTGTTTTTGTTAATGGGTTAAAGGTTAGGTCTATCAGTGGCTCTGATTCTACAAAATTAAAAATAAAAAAGAAACAATTTAAAAATTAATTATTATGGCTTTAAACCCACAATTTGGAGATATTACTCCAAGTCAAAAGCAACAAGCTCTTTCTGGAAATTACTTAAATTTCACAGACGGAACTACTGTTGCATTCGCAGAACAATACTTACCTGAAGTATACGAAGCGGAAGTAGAAAGATACGGAAATCGTACTCTATCTGGCTTCTTACGTATGGTAGGTGCTGAAATGCCAATGTCATCTGACCAAGTTATCTGGTCTGAGCAGAATAGATTGCACATTTCTTACTCTGGCTGTACAAACGCAGTAGTAGGTAATGTAAGTACAATTACTATTCCTGTAGATTTAAACCCAGCTGATCCTAAGGATTACGTTGCTAATGTTATTTCTAAAAACCAAACTATTGTTATCATGGATCCTGCTACTAACGCAGAGATTAAAGCATTAGTTACAAATTCTGATACTACAACAGGTGATCTTATCGTTGCTCCATATACGGCTGCTGACACAAGCGGACTAGGTGCTACTGGATTAAAGATATTTGTTTATGGATCTGAATATGGAAAAGGATCTACATTAGTTGACAGCGGGGTTGCAGGTGAAGAGTACAATTCTATTACTCCTCAATTCACACAATTTTCTAACTCACCAATTATTATCCGTAACAAATATGTTGTTTCTGGTTCTGACACAGCTCAGATTGGATGGGTAGAAGTTGCTACTGAAGCTGGAACTTCTGGTTACCTATGGTATTTAAAGGCTGAATCTGAAACTCGTTTACGTTTTGAAGATTACTTAGAAATGTCAATGGTTGAAGGCGAAAAAGCTGCCCCTAACTCTGGAGCTGCTGGCGCTGGAGCTAAAGGTACACAAGGTCTTTTTGCTGCCGTAACTGAAAGAGGTAATGTAAATACTGGATTTGATGCTGCTACTGGATTAGCTGCATTCGATGAGATTCTACAAAACCTAGACACTCAGGGGGCTATTGAAGAAAACATGTTATTCTTAAACCGAATTTCTAATTTGGCTTTTGACGATATGTTATCTGGAGTAGGCTCTCCACAAGGCGCTGGCGCAAACTACGGTGGCGGTAGCTCTTTTGGAGTATTTGAAAACTCTGAAGAAATGGCATTGAATCTTGGATTTAGCGGTTTCCGTAGAGGATCTTACGATTTCTACAAAACTGATTGGAAATATTTGAACGACGCTTCTACTCGTGGAGGTAACGACGGATTAACTTCTTCTCAGGTTGGAGACATCCAAGGTATTTTAGTACCAGCTGGAACTTCTACTGTTTACGATCAAATTTTAGGTACTAACATTCGTCGTCCGTTCTTGCATGTTCGATACAGAGCATCACAAGCTGATGACCGAAGAATGAAGAATTGGGTAACTGGTTCTGTTGGTGCTGCTACGTCTGATCTAGACGCGATGGAAGTACACTTCTTATCAGAAAGATGTTTATGTGTACAAGGAGCAAACAATTTCGTATTGTTCACTGTATAGTCTAAATTATCTTGTAGTAATTACCCTCGTTTTATCAACGGGGGTAGTTATTACTTTTATTAACATTTTTATTTTATTATATCATGGCAGAAAAAGCTAAAGCAGAAGAAACTATTGAGGTTGCACCTCAAAAAAAGACTAAGGCTAAAAAACAAGAGCCTCAAAAACCAGAGTGGGAATTTAAAGACCGTAATTATTATTTACTACACGGTAAATCCCCTTTAACTTATACATTACAATCTAGACATTCCAGAAGATTTCCTTTGTTATATTGGGATAAAGAAACTAATACGCAGCAGGAAATAAGATATGCTACTAATCAAGATTCCGCATTTGTTAAAGAACAAAAAGGAGAGTGCACATTAGGGCATATAGTATTTAAAGATGGAGTTTTAAATGTTCCAAAAGAACAGCAGGCCTTGCAAAAGCTTTTATCTTTATATCACCCGGGTAAAGGGAAAAGATATGAAGAAATGGATAAGGTTGCTGATGCTGTAGACGAGCTAGACTTTTTAGATGTTCAAATTGATGCGTTAAACGCTGCAAGAGAAATAGAGATAGATATGGCTGAAGCTATAATGAGAACAGAAATTGGTTCTAAAGTAAGCGACATGACTTCAAAAGAACTTAAAAGAGACATTATGCTTTTTGCCAAAAGAAACCCAGTATTGTTTTTAAAATTAGCAAATGATGAAAACGTACAACTAAGGAATATAGCTATTGTAGCTAGAGAAGAGGGTATCATTGCACTATCTCCAGATCAAAGAACATTTAAGTGGGCAAGCAATGGCGCTAAGTTAATGACAGTACCTTTTGATGAAAATCCATATTCAGCGATGGCTGCACTCTTTAAAACCGACGAAGGGGTTGAAGTTTACAGATCT